GACTCAAAGACTACAACCTATTACACCATTGCAGAACAAGTGGTGATGTACCCTAACAGCGTACTACAAATTACAGATGGTTTTATTCTTCAGCCTAATGACACCCTACGTGGACTGGCAACAATTGCTGATGTCATCACTGTGTCGGTTAAGGTTAAAGAAGAATATTTGACAGCTGCTCAATAACGAAAGAATACAATGGCAAAAGAACTTACAGAACAACATAAGAAATTCCTTGAGGTATTGTTTGATGAGGCTAAGGGCAACATCAATCAGGCTCGTCGCCTTGCTGGTTTCTCTGAGGGCTATAGCAGCCGTCAGCTTACCAACTATCTCAAAGAAGAAATCATCGAAGCTACACAGCTGTACATTGCAATGAATGCTCCACGAGCAGCGCTAGCTATGGTTGATGGCATTCTTGATCCAACAGAGCTTGGTATCAAAGAGAAGATGAGTGCTGCTAAAGATTTGCTTGATCGTGCTGGTTTGGCTAAGACAGATAAGATTCAAGTTGAAGCAACGAATGGTGTTATGATATTGCCAGCAAAGGAACGCGAGGAAAACTAATGGAAGAAACTGGACTTGGTAAATGGATATTGCCACAACCTGAAGACAAAAAAGAATATGTACCAATCCCACGTCTTGCCAGAACAGTTCCATTTGGTTATAAGAAAGATGAAGCTGACGATGGGTGGCTTGTGCCAATTCCATTGGAGCTTGAAGCTCTTGAGAAAGCAAAGCATTATGTTAAACAATATGCTGTGCGCAAAGTTGCTGCTTGGTTGACAACAGTTACTGGTAGAGAAATTAGCCATGTCGGTTTATCCAAGCGATTAAAAAATGAGCAGTCCCACAAACGAAAATCGTCTACTTATCGAAAGCTTGCCGACAGGTACGAAGAAGCCCTTAAGAAAGCGGAAGTCTACGAAAAAAGAACCGGCACAGGCCAAGACAGTTTCTTTGCCTCAGATCGTTACGGAGCCATCAGAGACACCTTCAGCGAGTCTAGTGACAGCGCTGACACCAGCGCCGGTAGTTGAGCTACAGAACATCATCTTCAAGCCCAACGCTGGGCCGCAAACATCCTTCTTAGCTGCACCAGAGCGAGAGGTGTTGTACGGTGGTAGTGCTGGTGGTGGTAAGAGCTATGCCATTTTGGCTGATCCTTTGCGATACATGGGTCATCCACAGTTTTCAGGGCTGATACTTCGGCACACTACAGAGGAATTGCGAGAACTCATTTGGAAAAGCCAAGAGATGTATCCGAAGATATATCCCGGCATCAAGTGGAGTGAGCGAAAGATGCAGTGGCAGGCTCCTTCAGGTGCAAGACTATGGATGTCTTATCTTGATAGAGATGAAGACGTTATGCGTTATCAGGGATTGAGCTTCTCATACATTGCTTTTGATGAGTTGACACAGTGGGCAACCCCATTTGCCTACAACTATATGCGTTCACGGCTACGTACAGCTGCCCATGACCTACCTTTGTTCATGAGAGCTACTACGAATCCGGGTGGCCCCGGCCATCAGTGGGTTAGAAAGATGTTTATTCTTCCTTCTCCACCGAATAAATCGTTTCTTGCTACAGATATTGAGACTGGTGAGGTGATGAGGTTCCCTAAAGGGCATAGCAGAGAGGGTGAACACTTGTTTAAGCGCAAGTTTATCCCTGCAAAGCTGTCTGACAACCCATACTTGGCTGAGTCTGGTGACTATGAGGCCATGTTGCTGTCACTTCCAGAGCATCAGCGTAGGCAATTGCTTGATGGTGACTGGGATATTGCAGAAGGTGCTGCCTTTTCTGAGTTTAATAGGGCCATTCACGTTGTTGAACCCTATGACATACCTCACAACTGGCCTAGATTCAGGGCATGTGACTATGGCTACGGAAGTTATAGCGCTGTGCTGTGGTTTGCTGTAGCACCAGACGATTCTGTTGTAGTTTATCGTGAGTTGTACGTTAGCAAGGTGCTAGCTGAGGACTTGGCTTTGATGATATTGGATATGGAGAGTGGTGAGAAGATTCGCTACGGTGTATTGGACAGTAGTTGCTGGCATAAGCGTGGTGACACAGGGCCATCCATTGCTGAACGCATGATTATGAAGGGATGCCGTTGGCGTCCTGCTGATCGTAGCGCTGGTAGTCGTGTTGCTGGTAAGAACGAGGTGCATAGACGTCTTCAGGTGGACAGTTTCACCGAACAACCACGTATGACTTTCTTTAACAACTGCATTCAGGTGATTGGTGATTTACCAACTCTGCCAATTAGCAAGGCAAACCCGGAAGACATCAACACTAAGGTTAGTAATGATCATACATATGATGCTCTTCGGTATGGATTGATGAGTAGACCGCGTAGTGGATTGTTTGATTACAATCCTTTAACGTCTAACTCAGGAATGAATATAGCAGACCCTGTTATGGGCTATTGATGATATACCTTCAACGGTAAAATAAATTTAATGTGGAAACTACATGGCACTACTTAATAAACCCTCTAACGACAAATCATTGGCACTTGATGATTCTCCTAAAACTGAAGATGACTTCAATGGTGGCAGTCTAATTGAGTTTGTAGAGAAACGATTCAGTCGTTCTGAAGAAAGTCGCAGGTCTGATGAGACTCGCTGGCTTAAGGCTTACCGAAACTATCGTGGGTTGTATGGTTCTGATGTTCAGTTTACATCTACAGAGAAGAGTCGTGTGTTTGTAAAGGTTACAAAGACAAAGACACTTGCAGCCTATGGGCAAATTACAGATGTGTTGTTTTCTAACAACAAGTTTCCTTTAAGCATTGACCCTTCTGTTCTGCCTGATGGTGTACTTGAGTCTGTTCACATTGATCCTGCTGCTGGCCCTGCTGCTCCTTCCATTCCGTTTGGTGATGAAGGTTCTGCTGGCATTGGTAAAGACTTTGACTTGGACAAGCTTGAGGAAATGCTTGGTGCTTTGACAGAAGATCTCAAAGATGTTCCGGGTTTGAAAAAGGGGCCGGGTGTTACACCAACTTCTTTGACGTTCAGCCCAGCAATGGTTTCAGCTAAGAGGATGGAAAAGAAAATCCATGACCAGCTGGATGAAAGCGGTGCTAGTAAACATCTACGCGCTACGGCTTTTGAGATGGCGTTGTTTGGTACTGGTGTTATGAAGGGGCCGTTCGCTGTCAATAAGGAATATCCAAATTGGACAGGTGAAGGCGAATACAAACCACTGATCAAGACTGTTCCTGAAGCATCCCACGTTTCGTTGTGGAACTTCTATTGGGACAGTGATGCTAGCAACACAGAAGATTGCCAGTATGTTATTGAGCGTCACAAGATGTCGCGTACACAGCTACGTGCATTGAAGCGCCGTCCACATTTCCGTAAGAATGTTATTGACCAACTGATTGAACAAGGCGAAAGCTATGTTAAGAAGTATTGGGAAGATGACTTGAAAGACTATGCTCCAAGCTTCGGCGTTGAGCGCTTTGAAGTGTTGGAGTATTGGGGCAATGTAACCATTGATCTTTTGAAAGAGAATGAGATTGATGTTCCAGAAGAGTTTGATGATGGTGATGAGCTACAAGCAAACATCTGGTATTGCAACGGTAAGATTATTCGACTTGTTCTTAATCCATTCAAGCCTTCACGCATTCCCTACTACGCAACCCCTTATGAATTAAACCCATACTCGTTAGCTGGTGTTGGTGTTGCTGAGAACATGGATGATACACAAACTCTGATGAATGGTTTCATGCGCATGGGTGTTGATAACGCTGTGCTGTCTGGCAATCTAATCTTTGAGGTTGATGAAACCAATATGGTTCCGGGTCAAGACATGTCTGTGTATCCCGGTAAAGTGTTTCGTAGACAAGGTGGCGCTCCCGGTCAAGCAATCTTCGGAACTAAGTTTCCTAACGTCTCACAAGAAAACATGCAGATGTTTGACAAGGCGCGTCAGCTTGCTGATGAATCAACGGGTATGCCATCGTTTGCTCACGGCCAAACAGGTGTGTCGGGTGTTGGTCGTACAGCATCTGGCATCTCTATGTTGATGAATGCTGCTGGTGGTTCTATTAAAACTGTCATCAAGAACATTGACGATTACTTGATCAGCCCAATGGGTAAGGCGTTCTTCAACTTCAATATGCAGTTTGACTTTGATCCTGAGATTAAAGGCGACTTGGAAGTTAACGCTCGTGGCACTGAGAGCTTGATGGCTACTGAGGTTCGTAGTCAACGACTGATGCAGTTCTTGCAGATTGCAAGCCAGCCATCGCTCATGCCTTTCGCTAAGTTTCCTTACATCATTCGTGAGATTGCAAAGAGCATGGACTTAGATCCTGACAAGGTTACTAACAATATGGACGAGGCTGCTAAGCAAGCTCTGATGTTACAGCAAGCTTCTGGCGCACCTCCTGCTGCTCCGGGTGGCGTTCCTGCTCAAGGTGTTGGTGGGCCTCCGGGTGTTGCTGACATGTCTGGCGGTGGTGGTGGCAACATTGGTGTTGGTGCTGCTCCTGCTCCGGGCGAGCAAGGGTTTTCTGCTGCACCTCCACAGGCTCCAATGGCATGAGTGTACAAACATATTTACCAAAACTGAAGGGGCTTACTACTACGCCTCATCAGTGGGACGCTTTCGTTGACATGCTTGATTATAAAATTGAACAACATCAACGCAAGCTAGAACAATCAACAGAACTTATTGATGTGTTTAAGGCACAGGGTGCTATCGCTGCATTGCGGCAACTCAACTATTTGAAGGATGAAATCAATGCTTACAAATGAAACAGATCGGATGCTAGCTGATGGCGGCGTTATGCAACAGGGCGGTACTACTGATCCCGTCTCTGGTAATGATGTACCACCGGGTGCTATGCAAGAAGAAGTCAGAGATGACATTGACGCCAAACTTAGCGAGGGTGAGTTTGTTATTCCAGCTGATGTAGTTCGATACATTGGTTTGTCCACACTAATGAAGATGCGTGACAAAGCCAAAGAAGGCTTAAAGAAAATGCAAGACATTGGTCAGATGGGTAATGCTGAGGAAGTAGAAGATGCTGAAGCACCACATGGTGAGGTACTTGACGATGAAATGTTTGGTTCAGAGATTGATTCCATCTTGAACGAAGAATCCGGTGGTGAAGAACGTGAGTATGCTGAGGGTGGTGTTGTTGTTCCAGAACGACAGCCACTGTATCGCACTGCACCAATGCGCGGTTTTGAAATGGTTCCGATGTCTAACGATCTTGGTCAAACCATTTACATTCCATTCATTAATGGTGTTGCTCAACTTAATGTTCCAGCTGGTTACAAAGCTAAGAGTTCTGTAGCTGCTGGTGAACCAGTGACAGCTGCCCCAACTACACCAGCTGTAGTTGCTCCTGCTGCTGATAGCGGTGGCGATGGTGGTGGTGATGGTGATACGGGTGGTGGCACAGGTAGCAACACGACAGGTATGGGTGGTCTTGGTCTTGGTGGTTTTAGTATGAGCGACGAGGGAAAAGCCGTTGCCAATACTACTGGCTTTTCAAATACACAAGCAAGTCTTGCTGGTACAGTTGCTAGTATGGTGACTGGTATTCCGGGGTTAGGTCTTGCAGCAATGGGCCTTAACGCGTTATCTAACTTTTCATCCACTCAGCAAGCAGCTGCTGCTAATGAAGCTTTTGCTGACACAATGGGTGTTAATGCTGACATGAACAGCCTCGCTGCTACATCAGGTATTGGTGGGACAGGTGGTAGTGCTGCTTCTGCTGCTACTTCCGCTGCTTCTGCTGCTTCTGCTGCTGGCTTTTCAGATCAAGCTGCTGCCGCTGCTGGTCAAGCTGCTGCTAATGCTAGTATGGGTGGAGCTAGTGCTTCTGAAGCTGCCAATGCTGGTGCAGCTGCTGCCCAATCTGCTCAGGCAGATGCTGCTGCTGATGCCACTGATGCTGAAGAAGGTGCTGCTATGTCTGGTGGCGGTGGTGACAGCGCAAGTAGCGCTGGTATGGGTGGTGCTTCCGAAGGCAGTGCTGGTTCTACAGCGGGTGATTCTAGCAGCCCTGACGGCCCTGATGGATCTAATGCATTTAATACTGGTGGGTTTGTTTCAAAAAGAAAGAAATCTGTTGTTACAAATAAAAAAAGCCTAGCGTCACGCAAATAAACATATAATCTAAATACCAAAACTAGTGGTGGGCTAGTTGGTAAATAATAATCTCCCACCGTTATTGGCTACCTACTCCCTAGATATTCTAGCTACAGATGGCCCCAACTTTAAAAGGTATTTATGACAGATATGGTTCTTGAACAACAACCGCAGAAGACCGCCATTGTTCCATTTGGTAAGCGTAACGCCAATCGTGAACGAATCGAAACAGAAGAAGCTGAACTTAAACGGCTCATGGAAGATAGTGGCGATAAGAAAGAAGAGACAGAGGATGCTGATGATTCTTCTATCAGTGCTGAAGAGCGTAGTTTTAAGAAGCGTTACGGCGATCTTCGTCGTCATTCTCAACAGCAACAAACAACATTTCAGAAACAGATTGATGAGTTGAAGGAACAGCTTACTAAGTCTACGTCACAGCAGATTAAGCTTCCCACATCAGAAGCTGAGCTAGCTGAGTGGGCTAAGAACTATCCCGATGTTGCAAGGATTGTAGAAACAATTGCCATTAAGAAAGCAAAAGAACAATCGTCTGCTATTGAAGCTCGACTAACTCAGCTTGATGAACGTGAGAAACTTACGGCTCGTGATAAAGCTGAGCTTGAACTTAATCGTCTACATCCTGACTTTGACAAGATTCGTGACACTGATGAATTCCACACATGGGCTGAAGATCAACCTTCGTGGATTCAACAAGCTCTGTATGAGAATGATACCGATGCTCGTTCCGCTGCTCGTGCCATTGACTTGTATAAAGCCGACATGGGTATTGCTAAGGCTAAGAAACCCAAAGAAGACAACAGCGCTGCTCAGGGTGTTAACACTCGTAGCGGTCGATCTGCACCAGCCGGTGAAGACAAAGAGGGTGTCATCTATGAATCTGAGGTGGCTAAGCTTAGCTCACGGCAGTACGAAGCTAGTGAAGAAAAGATTAGCGCAGCAATCCGAAGTGGTAAGTTTGTTTATGATTTGAGTGGTAACGCTCGATAACTTGACAACACTTTAAATTTAGTGATATAACTTTATAGAGCGAAAAGGGTAGCTCCCCTGATTGTGCCGATTCACAGTCTAGCTCTTTATCTAATCGGAGATTGTTATGAATGAAGTGAAGACTTGTCGTGTTTGCGGTGAGAGTAAGTTGTTAAGTGATTATTATACAAAATATAATAGTTGCAAATCCTGTATAATAAAAGCAACAACAATATACAGAGCTAACAATGTTCCATTGCATGAGCGTAATATTGTTTCTAGACTTAAAAATCTATGCACAAAAGCAAGGCTTAGAACTAAAGAATTTGATCTTATACATTCTGATTTATTAGATGTATGGGATAAACAAAATGGTCGATGTGCTTACACAAAACTACCGCTGCTTGCAACAGCCAACAGGTTTAATACAGTAAGTCTCGATAGAGTAGATAGTGGCAAAGGATATGTTGTTGGAAACATTCAACTTGTCTGCGCTGCTATCAATAAGATGAAACAAGAATATTCAGAAGATCTGTTTATCTTGTTAAGTCTGTTAGTGACACAAAACAATAAACTTTCAGATCTACCTGATGTTTTATTAGCCCGTTATTTTCCGTTGGGCACTTCGGAAACATGACTCACCTAATAATCACAGCCTCTGTAGTGGTGTTGAGTGTATTTAAATATATGCCAATATATCTATAGGAGATTTAAAAATGGCTTTTCCTTCTGCCCCGGGCTACGGCTCACTTCCCAATGGTAACTTCAGTGCAGTTATCTATTCCAAAAAAGTACAACTCGCTTTTCGTAAAGCATCTACCGTTGAAGACATCACCAACAGTGACTACTTCGGTGAGATTGCTGCAATGGGCGATTCAGTCAAGATCATCAAAGAACCTGAAGTGTCGGTGCAAGCCTACGCTCGTGGTACTCAGATCACTGCTCAAGATCTTGATGACGAAGATTTCTCGCTGGTTGTTGACCAAGCTAACTACTACGCATTCAAGATTGATGACATCGAAGCTGCTCATTCGCATGTGAATTTCATGCAGATGGCTTCTGACCGTGCTGCCTATCGTTTGCGCGATCAGTATGACCAAGACGTTCTTGGTTATCTGTCTGGCTTTACGCAGTCGGCTAAGCATGCAAGTGCTGACACTGCTCGTACCACCATCCCCGGCACTAAGGCCGTTGCCACCTCTGGTGCTGACGAACTGCTGTCGAGCATGAAGCTGATCAAGGGTAGCTTCGGTAACATCACCACTGCTTCTGCTGGTGATCATTCTATCCCATTGGCTCCACGTCTTCCCGGTGCTACCTCCCTGCCTACGGCAACGGCTTCCCCACTGATGGTGATTTCGCGTATGGGTCGTTTGCTTGATCAACAGTTGGTTGACACGCAAGGTCGTTGGATTGTTGTCGATCCAGTGTTCATTGAGATGTTGAAAGACGAAGACAGCCGTTTGCTGAATGGTGACTTCGGTGGCTCTGGTCTGCAAAATGGTTTGGTTATCAACAACCTGCACGGCTTCCGTGTGTATGTGTCGAACAACCTGCCTAAGATTGGCACTGGCCCCGGCACTGCTGGCTCTGCTAACCAGAACACCAACTACGGTGTGATGGTTGCTGGTCATGACAGCGCTGTTGCAACTGCTCAGCAGATCACCAAGACGGAATCGTATCGTGACCCTGACAGCTTCGCTGACATCGTTCGCGGTATGCACCTGTACGGAAGAAAAATTCTTCGTCCGGAAGGTATCGTGACTGCCAAGTACAACGTCGCCTAATGAAACAGGGGAGGCTCAAAAGGCTTCCCCGTTTCTACATCAAACATCTAAAGGAAATTTATAATGGCTACTCTCTCTCAAACTGTCGCTAAGCTGGCCCGTGTGGTCGAAGCT